AACATGGCAAGCGCTTCATTATAACGGGCTACGTAATTATCGTTAACATCTTTTTCGCCCTTCATAAAGGCGTAGGCTTCAAGTAACGATCCATATAAAAGTGCCGAGTCAAAGTTAGTACCAAGCCAAGTTGTACCCGATGTAACAATAGACGCCGGATAGGCGTAATAAAGCAACTCCATAGTGTAGTCTGCGTCTGGAGTCGGCCCTAGAATAAACGTATTCTCATCAAAAATAGCGTAATGAGTGGGAGCACCTGTAGTAGCAGGGATGGGGAAAGACTCCCGAATAAACTCAACGTCTTTGTTTAGCAAGTAATCGTAACTTCCATCAGCGTTAATTCGGGCCAATGAAAATGTAGAAAGCCAATCTGTAGGTGTGGCTAAGAACCTATTACCACTTGTACAACTACCCGTTACGTTATCCCGCATTACCGGGAGGTTGACGCTGTTGTAAATCCTCTGCTCGGCCTGACGAATAAACGTGTCCACCTGATCTTTTGTAAGAAAAGATGTCGTCGTAGCAGTGGTAGTTGCGACCACCGTATCTGGGAAGTTATTCTCAGCGTAGGCTTGTATGGTCTGAAACAACGTCGAGTAGTTCACAACTTACCCCATCTTTTTGCTATGGCTGTTCCCACGGGTCGTGTTTTTAGTTCCACGAGTCCGTTGAGTTTGCGTGTTAGGCACGTTGTTAGGGTACCCATTGTTATTGGGCACAATTGGTATTTGCTTGACTGGCGTATCCATATTAGATCCCCGTTTTACGAACCATCGACATAGCCTTCCTCTGGTTGGCAACTTTTGCCAGCCCACGGCCTAATTGTTTCATCTGGAGGTTGGTTTTACCACCCTTGGCGAGTTTCTTCACATTGGAGTCCGGGTGAGCCTTAGCACCCTTCTTTTTCATGTGCGCCTTCAATGCTGCTTTCATATCCATGTTTTGCTCCTAAGTAATTGTTACTGTTACGGTTCCTGTTTCCCCGTTAGCCACTAGGTTATTCAGTAACCCAGATAACTGCAAGGGGTTGTCCAAACCAACAGGGTTCCACCCCCATTGTATCTGTCTACTACCGCCAGACGGCGTTCCAAAAGCATCTACATCCTCATTCGGCAAGTTTAACGGGTTAGTCTGAATACCTGTAAGACCGGCCTGTATATAACTGGTATCTTTTCTTGGGTTCTGTAAAGCCTGTGGGTCATAAACCGGGTACATCCCTAACTGCAACTGTGGCTGATCCGGTTCCCAGCAAGTCGGGCAAACGAGCAAATTGATGTTCTTGGTCTTGATTACCAATTTCTTCAATTGCTTTAACTGATACTGAAATCCGCATCTATCGCACTCCGATATTGCTTTTTTACCAGAAGCAAACTTTGGGCCGGACATGGCTTACCTTAGTAGAAATACTGCCGTGGAGCCAACCTCAAAGACGCCTTTTCCCTATCTTCACTCGACCCTAATGCCCACTGCTCTTCGTAGGACGCCTTCAACATCTCGATCCTATTCATGGCGTCAGGTATCTTCAGGGACAGGTAGTAGGCCAATCCAGCCGCCATACAAGGGATCATACGGAAAGGGATGTCCTCGGTGTTAATACCGTTACCAGCGTCTTGGATACGGCGCAAACGCCAGTAAACAAAGGAATAAAAATTAGACTGGTCTGGGGCAGGCCACACACAGATATTGGGCAGGTTTCGCACCGTCACAATAGCCCCGGCGGTATGTGCAGTAGCCGTGCTGTTATCTACACCACGAACACAGTTTTGTAGGGTATTCCCTGATATTTCGTTATAACCAATGGTCTCGTTACCCAATTTGATGAACCCAACGTAATTCAACCCATCTACGGAACTTAAGGTGATGGTGTTGGAAGTCGAGGTAATCGTGGTGGCTAGGGTCTTGGTTGTGACGTTCTCATACCCACTCTGGCGGTCAATCCACACCTGAATCGGCCTGCCTTGGGCGTTCTTATTGGGAATCGTAGAGTAGGTGCTGCTAGAAATCCGGTTGATATTGATGTCCGACTGGTTAATACCGGTCTGGGTACGGATTACCATGTCCATCAAATCAATAGTATCCACAGGTAGGGCATAACAAATCTGTCCCTGATTTATGGGGATCGATCCCTGCTCAATAGTCCACAGGTTAATACCCCGGTTAGCCCACTCAATCGTTAATAAGTTAAGGGAACGACGGGCAGTACGCATATCGTAGCCCGAGCGTAACTCGGCGCCACAACGCTCAAAAGCCTCTTCTACGAGGTTATTGAGGTCTAGGTTAAAGGTGGTCGTCCCGGTTGTGGTCATTACGCATTGCCAAACGGGCACGTTGACCTAGTTTACCCGGGGCTTTAGCCGCTTTGGCAAGTTTTTTGGCTGGGATCTTCTCACCAGCCTTGACCCCCAAAGACTTTCTTAATGCACCGGGCTTTTTGATGGCTGACTTAATCCAGTTCTTCATCCTATTTTCCTATGTGGAGCAACTTTTTTAGCCACCCCTTTAGGCTGGGCGACGAACTGCTTTCCGGCTGCTTTTCCGGCTCGCTTGGCTTTGGTGGTCGCGGCGTACTCTTGCGGGGAGAGCGCTTTGATGGCGCTGCTTGGGAGGTATCTTTCCCCTGTAGCCTTCGGTCCTTGCGTAGAAGGTTTGCCACTCTTAGTTCTCCACTTTTGTTGAGTCCATGCTTTCAGACTTTGCTGCGGCTTTTTCAAGTTCGACATCTCGTTCTCTCTGCCTAATCTTCCTAAAGTCTTCGGCTGTAGTAATTAACCAGTCAAATACGTTTCCATCTATTACGGAGTCGTACACCGGAAACCTAATCCTTGTACCCACCGCCTGCTTTCTTGTACTGAAGAGCCATCATCTGGGCCTTACGGGCACTCCATTGACCCGGAGCACCCCCCTTACCGCCAGCCTTAATCCGCTCAAATATAGCCTTACGCATACCGGGTTTGGTGTAATTACCAGCCTCGTTTACCTTGGACTCACCGCCCTTAGCATACATCTTGACCTTGTTCGGATCATCCTTGCGGATAATCGTCTTGGCCTTCGGCATTTTAGAGGGGTTGATAATCCCCATTCCCCGGCTAGATCTCATTTGGTCATGCCGCCCTTAGCAAGAAGTTTGCCCTTGGTTTTGCCTTTTATAGCAACACCGTCGGCTCGCTTAGAGGCGCTAGAAGCACCGCCGCTAGTTTTCATCTTGGACATGACACCGCCACCGGCCTTCATCTTAGACATCATACCGCCAGCAGCAGCCATCTTTGTCATACCACCTTTAGCCATCTTGCCTTTGCCATCACCAACAAAAGTAGGCTTACCATCTGGCCCCATCGGCATACCACCAGCAGCCATTTTTTTCATCATCCCACCACCAGCCATCATTTTGGACTTCATCATTTCTTAGACTCCTTATACAAGTTATTAAAAGTTACCTCTGGGTCCATGTACGAATCATCCTGCTCTGCACAATGAATCCATTGGCTGGGTTTAAAATCAGGCGCTCCTTGCCCAGTAACCCAATACGCTGGGCTGGTAACTCGCACTCGATTATTCGGTAGTGCCACTATATTTCCTGTCCATTTTCCTGCATCAGTCAGTATAAGCACATGGCTTTGTTTATGCTGGGACGGGTCTTCTGAAACCTCGCTCTCAGCATAGTCAACCGTGAACAGATACCGCCCAGTGTGAAACTCGTTATTAATTTTACAAAGCCACGGAGAGGGTTGCGCCCGATCAATTTTAACAACCCCGTGGTTATACGAACTACAGTCCCAAGGCTGCGCCAGATGGGTTTGCATACGCTCAGGCCATTGCTCAAGCGGTATGTCCCCAACCAAAGCGGTAATCGGCATCCTTGCCCACATCGCACCGCCATGTACATTTGGTTGACTACCATCATCTGCTTCACACCCAGTAAATATGACTTGAAAACTAAGACACCTATCAGGGATGGTCGTTACTGCTACTGCTAATGCGTGTACATACTCCCCGTGATAACCCTGATGCCCATTTGTAAACTCTTTTCTAACCCAACATTTAAAATACGGAATGTTGCTGGTCAAGTACATTAGACAAATTGTCCTTTGGTTTTGCCTTTTATAGCAACGCCATCGGCTCGCTTAGAAGCAGAAGACGCTTTCGGGGCTTTAGACGCTTTAACTTCTCCACCTTTTTTCATCATTGCACCCATGACTTTTCCACCCAATCCAGCCACACGCCCAGCAACATTTTTAGCAGCAGTTTGTTGATTCTTATTTGCCACTGCTTGTTTTACGCTGTTTTGTATTGCGCTCATTGGGTTCTTTGCGGGTGTTGCACCAGCCCCACCACCAAACCCGGCCCCAAAACCACCAGCCCTTGGCACTGCGTCACTCATAAATGGTAGTTTGGGACTTGGTTTGAACTTTGCGAGTGGACTCATGTTAGGCATGGTTGGAGCCGGGGGTGCTTTGGGACTTGGTTTGAACTTTGCGAGTGGACTCATTTTAGGGAATCTCATTTTAGGACTTCCTTCCTTTAGGTTTAACTTTTACAGCACGTTTAGATGAAACAGAGCCACCTTTTTTCATCATTCCAGCACTCGGAGGTTTATACAAAGGTAATGCCGCCCCTAGTTTAGGCGCAGGTTTAGGCGCAGATCTAACCGCAGGGAGTCTAATTGGAGGAAGTTTATACGCAGGTTTAGGCGCAGGCAACGCAGGTTTAGGCGCAGATTTAGCCGCTCTTGTTACTGCACTGCTAACGTTTTTTAATGATTTGCCAATCATTTCACACCATCCTTCCTTTAGTTTTACCACGTTGAGCACACCCATCGCCACGCTTAGAAGCAGTTGATTTCACTGTGCCACCTTTTTTCATCCCAGCAATAGCACTAAACCCAACCGGCTCGCTAGAGCCAGTAGCAGTAGAAGTGCCGTAATTAATGGTATTAGCCATACCGTCTACTTCACCCATAAGTTCGGTTGCGGTATCAGCAATACCAGATAAACCGCCACCCGCATATTTCTTAACTTTTTTCTTCATACCATTCTCCCACGAGTCTTACCACGTTGAGCGATACCGTCGCCCCGTTTGGAAGCAGAACCAACTACCCCACCAGAGCGTTTCTTTTCTGGCTCGGACTTTGGCTCTTCTTTCTTCTCTTCCTTTGGCTTCTCCTCTTTTGCAAAAGGTGAAGGCTGCTGCTTAGGTTTAGGCAGCAAGGTAGACAAAATGCTAAGGGCCTTTAAAGCATCCACGCTACACCATCCGTCCACGGGTTTTGCCACGAGAAGCAATACCATCAGCACGCTTAGAAGCCGAACCAACTGAACCTCCTTTAGCCATTTTTTTAACCTTACCACCTTTTTTCATGCCACCCTCAGCGGCGGCTTGTTCCGCAGCGGCTTGTTCTTGCGCTCGACGCTCTTCTTCCTCGTCCTTATACCCACTACGGGCAATCATCATTGGGGCTATTCCACCAAAACCTTGGCGCATAGCCTTGCCCATACCA